ATCTATGATGAGTTGATCGAGCATCCGTCGAATATGGACCCCGTCGTGGTCTATGTTCCGACCAACCTCAAGCCGACTGTCGTGGGTTTGACCTCCTTCGTTGAAGTGGGAGATCCAGACCTACAGTATGGCAGCAGCGTGACCCGTATCCAGGGTAATCCTGCGCAATTCGACGACACGATCCGTGGCTTCGGAGATGCGGTTCTGGGCAAGGTTGAGAAGTGCTGGATCGTCGAGTGGAAGGCGCTGCCGAGCAACTATATGATTGCGCACGCCCGCGGTGCGGCTGAGCCGGTGCTCAAGATGCGCGAGTATCCAGCTCCGGAGTTGCAGGGCTTCTTCATGGAACAACACAGCCCTGACGGCAACCTGAACGAGACGCGGATGATCCGCTACGCCGGTTTTGGCGTCCACAATCGCGTCGGTGCGCTGGTATATCGCATCGGGAATGTCGCTTACGGCATCCCGACCGGATATGGCGCACCGCTGTCGGTGTAGTTAGTTGCGAGCTGGGACGGCAACTCGCCGTCCCAGTAACTCACTTGGAGGTGAGGTATGAAGGAGCGGCTTGATCGCGTGGCGTTGATCCTGGCTGCTGTAGCGTTGGCTGCGGCTTTGATCGTAGGCGCTATGGTGCTATTGGACCCAGAGTTGGCGCAGGGAGTGACCCCGAGAGGCGCGCGTCACAGTTTTCCTGGCACCATCTTGACGGATTACGGGATATTTGAGCAATCGGCAGATGTGCGCGATACGTTGTATGTAGATACGGTTGGTGAGTATACCGCGGCATCTGGCGTGACAGTTGATAGTGTGTTGTTGAAGGATGGCGGCGTAACTGCGAGCCTGACCGGAGATGTTACTGGCGATCTTACCGGTGATGTGACCGGCAACGTTACGGGGAATGTAACTGGTACATTGACCGGCAATGTTACTGGTGACGTGACTGGTGATTTGACCGGGGATATTCTCGGCTCAAGTGGCACTACGATTCATGACAATGTGGTGATCACCGGAACGCTGGATGTGGCGGGAGCTAGCCTCAACTATGGGCCAAACAATCTCTACCCGATCGGCTACACAGATTCGGGCTTCCAGGATAAGTGGGGGTCTGACGTCATCACCTCTACAGCCAATGTGACTCACGGTCTGACAACGCCTGTAGTGGGTTTATGCACGCTGGCAGGGGAGCTGGTAGACAACGAGGAACAGAAGTGCTCTGTGAAGATTACCGGCTCTACCGTGTCCATCTATGTATACAAAGAGGATGGTAGTGCTGGCGACAGCGGGGTTACCGTCTACTGGTATCTGATAGGATTGCCCTAATCGGCGCGGAGGTATGGCATGAAACTCTCAGTGATGGCGGCGCGGGATAGCGCGGCACAGAAGCGGATTGTGGCAGCTGCTACGCAGATCGCTGAACGGTATGGCGTGAATCTGCCAGACGGCGTTGTGGGGAATCATAGAGGCACAGTAGCCGAAGTGGCGATGAAACAACGTGAGGCGATCGCGCAGTTCCTGGAATCCATGGCCATGTTGGACCCGCAACCTGCACCACTGGCACTGAAGGATGTCATCCGCCAGGCCAGCGATGAGGAACTGCTGGCGCTTCCTGGCGTAGGCCAGGCGACGCTCAAGGCTCTGCGTGAGGGTCTGCGCCAATGACTTTGCCAACGGCATACACTGAGGCGACGTTCGCGACGTACCTGCACGCTGTGGCAGGGGACGTCGCCTCAGTGCTAGGCTATACCATAGCAGGCGGCGATTATGCCGAGATCATCAACGAAGCCCTGTTCATGTATGGCGTGGATGACATCGCTAATGTGTCGGGCTTGGAAAATCTCCGCAAATTGCGCGTGTTTGGACGCATGGCGCTCTGGCGTCAGGCATTGAACGATGCCTCCACACGCTTCGATTTCGCGGCAGATGGGGGTGACTACAAGCGCTCGCAGCTGCACAAGATGTTGCTAAAGGCGTTGGATGCGGCGGAATACGATGCACTGGCGTACAGCGATGCCCTAGTGATCGAAAAGACAACGCTGGTATATGACGATATCTATACGCCGCCAGACCTGGAAGATGACGACGAATAGCCGATAAGGGCGATTAGCGGAAGGTTTTAGATGCTCCCATTTACTGCAGCCGAACTCTCTCAGATGCGTGAAACGCAGGACGATGCCATGCAAGACACCTGTTATGTGCTGGCCTATAGTAGCACGACAGATGGCTATGGCAATCCTACAGCGACTTACACAGCTGGTAGCGCGCTGATCTGCGGCGTTGAGATGGTGCGTCCAGATGAGCAGCAGGCCAGCGGGAATGTTCCGCGCGTGGATGCACTCATCCGGTTACCGCTGGCGACTGCGCTCGATCCGCGTGATCGCATCAGGGTGAGCAAGCGATATGCAGAGACGGTGACATCGGTGGACTACGAACTTGTGGGACCAGCAAAACGCGGTCCATCTGGGCTGGTTGTAGAGTGTGTAAAGGCAGTACGGTAAGGAGACCTAGATGGCACGAACAGCTTTGACTGAACAAACGGTGACGTCCTCCGGTTTGGAGGCGACGTATACGGCCGCAAATGCGGATGGTAACAAATTCAACAATACGAGCAGAACCCTCTTCCATGTGAAGAATGCGAGCGTTGGAGATGTGACATTGACGTTCAACACTCCCGGCACTGTCGATGGCCTGGCAGTTGGTGAGCGCACGGTGGTATGCAGCGCTGGCGAGGAGCGCTTCTGGCGTGGGCAGCCGAGCATCTACAACCAGCCCAGCACTGACGCTGGCATGGTTTATGTAGATTATTCGGCGGTCACAGATGTCACTGTGGCGGTGTTGGTAATCTAGCCATGAGTCAGGGTGGCGGCCGCGTTGATTGGTACGGCAAGGACATGCTGCTGGTCATTGAGAATGCCAGCGACGAAATCCTGACGCAGGCGGCGTTTCAAGCCGAGGCGTTAGCCAAAACCGGCGACGTGCCCGTGGACACCGGGTTCATGCGCAACGCGATTTACGGTATCGGTCCCGGAGGCTCGCACCGGTCGCAGTCTGCAGCGCAAGCGCTTTCGTCAGCCGATCGGGACCTGGCTCCAGAGGTGGCGCTGAAGGAACATGAGGCCTGTTTGCATGGCGCTGCCGGGTACACGCTGTATCAGGAAACCAAGCACGGCTTCATGTACTCAGCCGTTGAACGCCTGGCCGCCAAGATGGGTGGGATCATTCAGCAAGTGAGTGCGAGGTTTAAGTGATTGATGTCGAGACCGCAATCCGTGATTTCCTGAAAGTGCGCCCGGAAATAACACAGTATACAGGTGCGCGGATCTATGCTGGACGAGATGTTCCTCCGGTCGGTTACAGCCTGCCGGACAACGGGGCCTGCATTGTCTTCAGGACCAGGGGCGGCACTCCGGACTATGATGACGCATTATTGAACCCAAGCGTCCAATTCAAGTGCTATGGAGCGAGTGAATATCTCGCCATGCAGGTATACCGGGCACTGTATGACGTGCTGCATGGCGGTTACGACGCGAATATCCTACACGCTGAAGCAGAGGTGCTGGGACAAAGCCTGGAGGAACCTGAAACGCAATGGCCGTTTGTACTTACGTATTTCACAGTGATGGTGCGAGGAGGCACATAAACGATGAGCAATCCAGTTGTAACTAACATTATCAAGAGTGGGGCAACGTGCTGGTATGCGCCTGTGGGCGAGACGCTACCAGACGAAACCTCTGTGGCATTCGGGGCGGCCTGGGGTGGGAACTGGGCCCGTGTGGGCTATACCAAGGAACCGTTAGCCTTCACCTACGAAGATGAGCGCGTAGACATCACGGTTGAGGAAGTCCTGGCGCCAGTCCTGCAGCGCCGCATCTCCGAGGGCGTGGCCTTCGAAACGGTGCTGGCAGAACTAACCGCGGACTATCTCAAACTGGCTGCCGGTGGGCAGGGGACCGTGAGCACAACTGCTGCAGGCGCCGGTCAAAAGGGCTACGAGCAGATCACCTTCGGAGATGAGGTCATTATCGAACCCATCCGAATCTTCGTCTATAAGGGGGTGGCCATGTTGAATGGCGCCCTGGAGTTCTCCAAGAAGAGCGACGACTACATCGGGGTTCCGCTGCAAGTGAAGGCCCTGGCCGACACGGATAACAGCAACCGGCTGTGGACGTTCCAGCGTGTAACCGCTCCGGCAACCTAGACCTAAAGGAGCAGTATGCGGACGGTAAAGGTAACACTCAACGAGCAGACAGTCCAGGTCACAGAACTACGCCGGCGCGATAACCAGGCGTGGCGTGAGCGTTTGGAGACGGAGTTCAAGATGTTGGCCGATGCTATCGAGGGCGCTGGGGACCTGGAGTTGACGGGGGCTTCGATGGCAGGCCTGGTCCGTGCGGTCGCTGGCAAGGTCGTGGGCAGCGTGGATATCATTGCCGAGCTGCTGGCCGCCTATGCGCCAGAGCTCACGACGTTGATGGACGACGCCTACGATAGCGAGATCATGGAGGCGTTCACGCAAGTGCTCGGTCTAGCCTACCCTTTTGGTTCGATGCTGGAGAAGCTGCGGGGGATTGGGGCAGCCATGCCGCCGACCTCTCCGAACTCGCGTTGAGTCTGTGGGGTCGGTGGGATGATGAGATTCCACCGACCCTACTTGCGGAGTTACAGGTAGCGTACTTGCGCCGGCAGCGCTTCGAGGCGCGCATGCAGGCAGTAGCACTGGTAACGGCGCTAGGTGAGGCGTTGGGTGGTAAGCCCTCTGCAAATACGCAGAACGGCATAGTGCGCGGCAACAGCGGCAGACAGTATCAGGTCATCACGCCGGATGCGGCGCTAAGTTTGTGCCGGTAATCCAGATTAGCGGAGGGTATCATGAGTCTTCAATTACGAGCATTAGAACATGAGCATTAAGCTTGCAGATGCTATAGTCTACTTCCGCGGGGATAAGGCACAGCTACAGCAGGCACAGCAGGAGTCGGATCAGGAGACCCGCAGTTGGGTCTCGCGGTTGGGTGGGGTAATCCGCACAGGCCTGGCTACTGCAGCCACAGCCGCAGGGGCAGCGATCACGGGCGCGTTGGTAGGCGCCGGGAAGCTGGCCCTGGATGCCATGCCCATCGAAGGTCTTGCGGATGCGTTCTATTCCATGTCAGATGGGGCAAAACTAGCCGCGCTGCGCGTGGGCTCGTTGAATACAGTCACTGATGCGGAATTGATGCGCTCATACAACAGCGCCGCTATGCTCGTGAGCGAAACCTTCGCTGATCAGTTGCCGGATGCGATGTCATACTTCGGCAAAATCAGTGCCGCAACTGGCGATGACATCGGCTTCCTGATGAACTCATACGTCACGGGTGTGGGCCGCCTGAGTCCGATGATCCTCGATAACCTCAAAATCCAGGTTGACGCGAACAAGGCCTACGAGGATTATGCTGAAAAAATGGGCATTGCTACAGCAGCGATGACCAAAGAGCAACAGCAGATGGCGCTGAGTGAGCAGGTGCTGGCATTGCTGGCAGAGCGCACGGCCTCAATGGGAGACATCTCGGAGAATGCCAGCGTCAAAGCGGCGCAGCTGCAAGCCATGCTTGGAAATCTCAAGGATCAGATCGGCGTGGCGCTGCTGCCGGCATTGACGGCGCTGATGGCGCCACTGGCGGAACTGATGACGACTTATGGTCCTGGTTTGGTTCAATTCGCCCAACAAGCAGGTGAATGGTTGGGTGAAAATCTGCCGCGAGCGATAAGTGGGCTGGCTGCGTTATTCTCTGGGGATGCGCAGACGGCTATCAGCAACTTTGGCGCAATGATTTACTCCACTTTTGGACCAGATGCTGCAATGAACTTTCTGCGGTTTACAAATTGGTTACAGGGGAAAATGACAATAGCTATAGCAACGTTGAGCGAGTATTGGACCAACACTCTGTGGCCAGCCATGCAAGCGTTGTGGGCATGGATTGAGGAATATGTTATTCCATTGCTTGCAAAACTGTGGGATATGATCATCAACTTCGGGTCTACGTTGGAAGTATGGAGTAACAATTGGGAAATGCTGAAGGCAATTGTCAAAAGTGGCATTGATGCCATCGTAAATTTCTGGGAGGTTGG